TGACTTTCTTGAATGTGGTTATCCCATATTCCAAGCTCAACTATTCCCCAAGACCAACCTGTCATATTAAGCTTTGCATACTCCTCTATGTGCCCAAATGGCAACGCACAACCTACGTTAATAATACGCACCGAGTTTTTATCCCCTATTTTAGCTTGTTTCCAATCTCTGAATTTATGAGTGTGTCCGAATACGATGTCATTAGTTGCATCATTAGCAACTTGGACTTCACAATTTTTACCACCATATTCTTTACCCATAATGTTTAATGGGCAATGAGTGAAGGACACCCCCCCTATTATCTTAAATGCTCCGTAAGGAGAAAATTTCCAGCCACGTTCAGAAAAAGTATCATGCAGCTCTTTTTTCATCATGCCTGATATTTCTGGTATATTTTCTTCAAACTTATAAACACGTTGTTCGTGATTACCTAAAGTAACGTGTCTAGGTATTCTTGGATTATCAATATGTTTATCAACTAAATCTATAGATGCTCTAAGAGATTCTATATCTACCATATAAGCATCTTTAAGTTTACCTGCTTGAGTATGATTTTTTTGAAAAAAACTTAAGCTATCAAATGAAGCCCAATCACCTATTTGAATAATATAATCTGGTTTAGCAGCTTTAATATATTTGCCAATCCATTTAAATCTATCTTGTTTTATATTGGGGCTATCGTGTGCGTCACCGATAACAATTATTTTATGACCTTTAAACATAATCTATTTCGTAAAGAAATAGAGAACAGAACCTAAGATACTGGCAAGTATAATAATAATACCACCAGCTCCTTTCCATTTATTCATATCTGCCCTCATCTCTTTCACATCCTTTTTAAGTTCATCGATTGATTTAATTAACGTCTTCATTCTTTCCATACATACTTTTTCGTGAGAAGATAATCTTACAGCTGTCATTTGATCAGCATATTCTTTAGGAGTTATCTTTTTTCGTTTCATGCAGGATTTCCTTTAATTTGTTCTGTACATAAAAATTTAATAAAGAGTTTGTTTTTATTAACTTCTACATGACCAATTTCTTCTAATTTTAAAATAGATTCGTTGTTACCTGCAATCATGCAAGAATAACCATCAACAAATAAATCTGGATATTGATATGGTGGTAAACAACTAACTGCTATTGCAGAACAAAGATATAAATTGAGAATGAAATTCATCTATAGTTGCTACATAAAATACAACTATTGTTAAACGCACATATGATTAAAGGATTATTGTGTTATCTTTTTTCTAGGCATTACAATCCATAATCGCCTTTAAATTTATTCCAAAGAAAAGTCATATCACTTGTAGAAATACTACTTGTCCAAATTCCACAAAATCCCATAGAAGTACTGAATTGGTCATAATCTGCTCTACTACCATATTGAAGTGTTCCATTGTTAGGTAAATTTGTACTATCATTTGATACTGAACCAGTATTTGTTATTTGAGAATTATTTACCCAACATTCTTTTGTTCCACTTGTTTTTCTTAAAACCATAAAATTCCAATTTGTCAGAGTTGCCCCAGAATTAAAATTTGCGTCATTACCATAATTGTAGTGATTAATCTGTCCACTTGTATATTCATTCATACCAATAGCTTGGTCTGTAGTAGTGTTTCCATAAAAGACACTAGAACCATTTGAATTTGAATGAGTATTAGTATGTTTGAAAAAGAAAGCAAAGGTGTAGTTTTGGAGATTACCAGAAATATTACCAATCGTTGCAGTTGGAATTTGACTTGGATTTCCTCCAGTATAGTTAATAGAAGTTATGCCAGAAGAAGTTGCTACTGGAGAACCATTTAAACTTAAATTCGTAGTGTTTGCACTTTTACTGCTATAAGGCGAAATGTTTGTAAGTGTTGAACCAGAACCAGACCAAGAGGAACTATCGCTTGGGTCAATATAAAATTCAGCACTACCTAAAATACCTAAATCTGTTGTTATAATATTAAATTGTCTGTCAGTAGTTTTACCATTAGCAGTTGCTCTTAAAGTAAATGTGTTCGTTGTGTCTGATGAAACATTTGATGCAGTTCCAGTAATTGCACCAGTTGATGGGTTTAATGAAAATCCTGCACCAGATAAAACTGAAGTAGTTTCAGAGTAAGAAACAGTATCACTATCTGCGTCTGTTGCTGATACTGAAAAGTTTGCATTAGCACCTTCTCCAACAGAACCTAAAGAGCCACTCGCAGTTTGCCAACTAGGAGAAGTATCAACATTAATTAAATTATCAGCAGTAGCAGTTAAGCCAGAAGAAGCAATATATCTTACATCATAAGGTTCTTTTGCATTCAAAAATGAACTTTTTGGTACTACTGCATCATAGTTTGATGTGTTCACAAAAGTTGAAGTTGATGCAGTTATTTCAGACGCATCATTCCCAATAAATTTAATTGTACCACCACTTGTAAAATTTGTTCCAGTTACTCTAATTGTAACATTACCACCTGCTTGGCTATCTACTTCAGTAGTATTAACACTTATAATTGCAGGTATTGGTTCTAATGAAGAAAAAGTACCATCTGTATTTCTTCCCTCAAAAAACCCAGAACTTGTATTGTATCTCCATTGACCTGTAGTAGACCCTCGTTGTGCTGTAGTACCAGAAGCTACTTTAGTACCCTCTGTACCACTATCAGATATGTTTACAAAACCTGTTCCTAGATTTGCAATCGTTCTTGCTTTTGTCATATTGCATATCCATCCATTTACAATACTATCGTATTAGCTTCTTCTTCAGTTAATGCTTCTCCTGCAATTAACTTTGCTTTAGCACTAGCTTTTAAATCTGCTTTAGCTTGTTTATTTGCTTCTTCTTGATTTTCTAACTCTAGTTTTTTTGCTTGTATATCTTCATCACTAATAGGTGTTGTTCCATCTAACCAAGTTATTTCATTATCTCTTGTAGAAAAAACAGCATTAGGATTTATTGCTGAAATTGCATCTGCTATACTAATCATTATTCTATACCTCCATCTATTTCAAATATAGTCATTCTTCTACTTCCATAAGAATGAACAGTTTGTCCATTAATCTCTGACCTATATTGTATTTTATATGTTATTGAACTTGTTGAATTTGGAATATCTAGATGATGAAGAAACATTGGATAATACCCTCTGTCATTAGATGTAGCATTATATCCCATATAACCTCCACCATGAGCCACAACTGCAGTACTATCTCTTAATATTTGTGCAAAAAAACTTGCATTTGTACTTGCGTGTCTAGTTACACCTAAATCTGCCACAATTAAAAAATCATTTGAAGCACTTGATGGTGTAAGTGTAATTGTAAGTCCTGTATCTTGATATGAATTTGATGATGTACTAATATTTGATGCAACAGTGTGATTATAAACTTTTAATATTTTTCCAGCACTTGCCGCACCCCATTCAGGAGCATTAGCTGCTGTGTTCATAATTAATGCTTGTCCTGCTGCACCTTTAGCTAATCTTTGTAATCCACTTCCATCTCTGTAAAGTATATCACCTTGTGTTGTAATAACTGTTCCAACATCTGTACCATTAGTACCATTAGTACCTGCTGAACTCATTATATTCCAGTAAGCTGTTGCGTTACCTAATGCTTGTGCTGTTGTATGTGCTTGAATACAAACGTATGAATTTCCAGCATTTGATACAACGTCATTTACAACATAATCTGTTGAACTATTATAAGCACCTTTCCAATTATATCGAATTGCTCCTAAATTTAATGTAGCCATGATTAACCTTTATTGTTTTTTTTTATAATTATCTACGCACATTATTATATCGTGCATACCAATATGGTATTTGAGATACTAAATGTCATTCCAGATGCTCCAAAAATAACATCATCAAAACCTGCAAAATCAGATTCAGATAAGTTATCTGCTCCTTCGTTAGTTGTAGTTACTATTAATTGACCATCAGAATTAGTGTGAAATCCATATACTTCTGGAGAAGAAGCTTTTTGATAAGTAAGACCATTACCTGAGTTATTAACAACTAAAGCATGACCTGCTGTTCCAATACTTGAAGGTGTATCTGTTAAATCATTAATTGATATATTAGCTAATTCAAATGTTCCATAAGCAACTATATCAACAACATCACCTGCTGCTAAAGCTGAAGCAAATACTACAGAATTTCCAGATGTAGCTGTAACGTCTGTTCCTAATACTTGCTTAACACCATTTAAAAAAATATCCGTAAACCCAGAATCATATGCTAAAGTTTTACTTGAAGCTTCCGAATATCCTGTGCCAGATGCACCAGATAAAGTTGTTGGTGTTCCAGTAATATTATAAATAAATCTAGCTGCTGTACCATTTACTGTCGAACCAGCTGCAGCCCATCCAGAAGATTTATAAACTTTTAATTCGTTAGCTGTCGTGTCAAAATATAAATCACCCTGATTAAGACTTGATGTTGGTGCTGAACTTGCAATTCTATAAACGTCAGCAAAATTTTGTACTGCTGCTAAATTAGTATTAACATTTGATACTGCTGCATGAGCATTAGCTAAATTTCCTAAATTAGTAATTCCTGCAAGTGTTGCCATATTTGATACATTTGTAGATGTACCAAGATTCGCCATGTTAGTTACATTAGCTGAAGTACCTAAATGCCCCATAGCAGTAACATTTGCACTTGTTCCTAAATGCCCCATTGCTGTAACATTTGCAGAAGTTGCTAGTAAATCCATATCAGTTACTACTGCTGAAGTACCAAGTAACCCCATATCTGTAATAACTGCTGATGCACTTAAAGCTGTTATTTCAGTTAATTTTCCTGCTACCGAATTAACATCACCAATTGAGTTACCAACATTATTAACATTAACTATAGCATTTGCTACAACTTCAATTTCAGATGTAGTTTCATTTAAATCATCAGCTACAGTTTCTACTTCAGAAACAGCTTCTGCTAAATCATTTGCTACTGCAATAACTTTTGTTATATCTGCTGCTACTGTATTTACTGAACCTATGTTATTAGCTACAGTTGTAACTGCTGCAGATACACCTGCTACTGTTGTTACATTAGCTGATATATTGCTAACGGATACTATATTAGATGCTATTCCAGCTACAGTATTTACGTTGGTTACATCTTGAGTAAATTCTAAAGCTGTTCCACCTGGGTTAACTGTTAAAAATTTATTTGCAACTAAGTTTGGAAAAGTAAGATTAAATGTATTTGCTGTAGTTGCTGCAGCTCTAGGAGAGAATTTTAAATCTCTTTCTACCTGCTGAATCATAGCAATAACTTTGTCTAATTCTGTATTTAATGAATCAATTTGAAATGCACCTGAAGTTGGAAAGTCTGTTGATCTTGCTACAGCTAAATCTCTGTAAATTGTAATAATATCATTAAGGGTAGCCCCTCCCCCTAAAGTAATTGATCCACCACCAGAAACTCCTGCTCCAGTAACTGAATATTGTGAAGCCGATGATGGTGCTGCATTGTAAGATAATAGTGTAGTACCATTATATACCTTAATGTCAGCTGTAGTAAAAAATTCAAATGGTACAGAAAAACTAGTCTGTCCACTTGTTGCTGTATATTGAACTCGAGGTTCTGTATCAGAAATAGTTATAGCCATTATTTAAATCTTAATCCTTTTTGTATGTCGTCAAACAACCAATCGAGATACCATACATTCTGAAATGGAATTAACCTACGCACATTCTTGGCTGTGTGGTGATTATATTTATTGCCTCCAACATCAAACATAATGTCAAAGATATTGTAGATTTGACCACCAGAAGCTCCAAAGATTGTTCCCATCTTCCATCTTGTTGAAGATCCGTATGGTTTTTTTTCTCCTATCATTGGAGCAATACCAAATCTATTATCAGTTAAAGTTTCTATTGCTTTGTTAACGTCAGTATAAATTCCTGCTAATCCTGATCTATCAAAAGCATTTAGAAGTTTTTGTGTTAATGATAATTTTGAATAATCTCTATTAAATCTATATTTATGGTAGATACCATCAATAAGCATACCAGAACCCATAAGCATCATAGATCCAAATAAGAAATCTAAATCACGTTCTTGCATACCTCTCATCAACATTCTTTGAGTTGCTGACATAGCAAATTTTTTAAATTGAGCTATTGTTGAACCTAATTCTTTACTCATCCATTTAGGAGTATCTCCTAAACCTGGAGTAACAATTGTAATATTAATATCTTTATTAAGAGCTGCACCAAAAGCATCAACAGCTTGTTTATCTGTCCATTGAGATGTATTAGCCATATAATTACTTTTTGTTTTAGTACCATGTTCATTAAATTGATTTGCTATTCTTCTAGCCATATCTTTATCAATACCTGAAGATGCTAAAGCAGTTTTCCATTTATCTGATAAACCACCTTTGCCCCAAGCAATTGAATCTTCTAAAATTCTAGAACCAATAGTAACAGAAGCCATAGATTTAGCCATTTCTGTCCATCTTGACATAAGGTTAACATACATAAAATTCATTGCAGATACTTTACCCATGCCACCTTCAAATTTATTTGCTAAACCAAACATATCTCCTACATCTGCAAATAACATAGCTCTTTGACCTGTAACCATATCAACTGCTTCACCAAAAGATTGAGCTTCTTTTTTACCCATTTTAAAAACATTTCCATTTCCAAGAAAATCTGAAAACATTCCAAATTGAGTTTGAAAACCTCTTTTAATTCCTGAAGTCATAGTAATACGAGCTACATCAGGAATGGCTGCCATAAACCCTGTAAGCATAGTTAATGCGTTGTAATGTTTCATTGTTCTCATTGCTACCGAAGTCCATGCATGAGGATTAGCAGGTAAACCATATGTTCCTTTAATAAGTTCTATACCTGCTTCAAGATCACCTAATACTTGATCTCTTTCTTTTAAAAGATTAGTTTTATTAACTTTTTTACCCATAGCCATTTTCATGTTGTATTCATTTGCAACACTCATAAGCCCAGGATTAAATCCAGACATTTCACCTTCATCAATAAATCTATAACCTAAACCATTAGGATCTCCGTACTTTCTTGTAAGTAAAATGTCAGGTATCATTTGTCTTGCGTATATTTTTTGTAAAGCAAATATGTCTGACATAATCATACCTGCATCTATTAATTCTATTTGTGCTTGTTTATCTAAATTTAATTCTCTAGATCTGTTAGCTCTTGCGTATCTTGGATCTTTGAATACATATCTTTGATTAGCTTCAAATGATTAGATAAATCTTCAACTAATTCATTTAATTGAGCTTTATTAATAGGTACACCTTTACGAGCATAAAATCTTTTTATGATACCTTTAAAATGATCTTTGTTTTTATCAATAGCATTTTTAATATAAACAATGTTAATGTAGTCTTTAACACCACCACCTTCTTGAATATTTTTTAATCTTTGAGTTAGTTTATCAATAGTAGATTCTATTCTAGTTAATGAATAAACTTCATCAGGATCACCATACTTAGATTTAAAAGTAACAGATCCTTCTTTCTTTTTTCTTAAATTTTTAAGTTGTTGATTCCAGAAATTTAATTCTGATTGAACAGGTATTTCTCTAATTTTTAATTCATTAGCTAAAGCAAATAAAGGTTCATAAACTTTTTTTTGTGTATGTCTTGCTGCTT